TTACTTCATTGAGGATGACAACATTCGATACGGGTCTGTCAGCGATGACGAGCCAGTGGACAAGGAGCTTGCAGAACTCATGTTGGCTCAAATTGGCGCGTGGTACGGTGCGATGGACAGACGTATTGAGGCGCACATCCCAACAGTGCGTGACACCTTTACAAACCGCCGGAAGATACAGCAAGGCAAGCTGCCAACCTACGACTGGACAACGGTGTGGATTGAGCCATCTAAGCCCCGCCAAGACTCCAAAGGGGGCACACACGCATCACCCCGCCTGCATGAGCGCAGAGGCCACCTGAGAAGGCTAAAAACAGGCAAGAACGTCTGGGTCAAGTCCTGCAAGGTGGGTGACGCAAGCAAGGGGGCGATATTTCACGACTATGCCATTAAGGAGAAGCCATGAGCGAGACCACCATGAGCGAGTACGAGCGCGGTGTCATTGACGGAATGCAGAAACAAGCGAAGTCCAGTGTGGATAAGGCGGTCAATGCAATGGCGCAGCCAGCAGTCCCCGATGCCCTGACGATTGCTGACAAAAACAGCGCCGATTACCACGAAGGCTGGAACGATTGCAGGGCACTGATGCTAGAAATGAGGAAGCCATGAAGCGAGAAATAAAAGCATGGGCCGTCAAGACTGGCGGCAGGAGCTTCATGCTCGGCACCGATGGCCTGCCGATGCTATGGAAGGTCAGGATGCCTGCATACGAAGCATCCATGGCCGTCAAGCACTTTAACAACATCAAAGCCAAACCAATCCGCGTCAGAGTACGCATAGAGGAGATCGAATGATCGACGTATACCCAACCCGCATTGAGGCCGTAGACGAGGACGGCAACATCCTGTTCGCGCTTCAAATGGAAGATGCCCACTGCTGCACCATTGAGGTGAAGAACCCGCTGGTCCTGAGCAAGGACAACTTAGAGCAAGTGCTGACCGCCGTTCGCCGGGGTGTTCAGATGCTTGGACTGGAGGACTGATGCGCAAGCACCCGCCCTTCACGGCTTATGAGTGGTGGCTCCAAGAGCGCGACAACCAGCTCGCACTGGCCAAGATTGTGTTTAGGTCGGTCGGTGACTGCCCGACTGTGTGGATGGCTCTATTCGCTTGGGCCACCCCAGACATCTGGCACGATCCAGAGTAACCGAAGCCCGCCCAGTGCGGGTTTTTTTACGCCCGCCAGTCAGTGTCATCCCAGTTGCCCTTGCCGTGGTTGCAGTCATGGCAAAGAATCTGGAGGTTGTTCACGTCAAGCGCCAGAGATGGCCACTTCTTGCGTGGCTTGATATGGTCTACGTTCATCACCGCCCCGCCAGCGGGAGTGGCTCCGCAGCACTGACACCTCGGGCCATACTTCTTCAGCGCCTCCATGCGTACCCTGCGCCACTGAAACGTGGACAGGAAGGCGTCTGACGCAACATCTACGCCGGCCACCAAAACAGGCTTTTGAGTGATTGGCTTTTTTGGGGAGGGTTTGTGCGCGGTCTTTGCGTAGCCTGATGCAGCAAGGCGTTTGCTCTTACGTTGCTTCTTTGACAACTTGGCCGTTTTCGCGGCAGGACGCGGATACCTCTCGTGGTACTTGAAGCAGATGTAGGAGAAGTTGTCCCGAACCCATTGCTCAGGCTCCACGCTCATGGGGCAGGGCATACCGTCAGCCTCTAGCGCTAGGCAGGCTTGCTCCACTTCACTCAGCCCCACTCGATTCACAGATCGAAGCCGGGAGGTTATGAACCAAGGCAGCGCACTACTCTTCACTCTCTTCGCTTCACTTCTGTCTAACATCGCAGCCCCCACACTGGTTATCACCCGGACCGAGTGACGGAGCAATCGGACACAGCCCACCCCTAGCCCGCAGACCGCGAGGTTGGCTGAAGATCAAAATGCTGGAATCACCCTTCGGTCGCTCCGTCGCTTTTTGGTTGCGGTCATCTCTCAATGTTCCGCCGCAACTGTCAGACATTTAGACCCATTGTGAGGTCCCTTCTTAGCGCACTGACCAAGCTTGACCTGATTGTTGCCGTTGCCCCGGAGCACCCTAATCTCTCGACCCGGTTCCGTTCTGGCGGTTTACTCAACAATCAGCGCTATCCCCACCCGCGCTTGCCACGTCGATCTTTTTGTGGCTCTCGGTCTGAGACAAACAGTACAGGGCTCCCGATAAACCCTCAGACCAAGGTAAGGCAGAAAGCAAAAAACCCTTATTGAAAGATACGAGCTTTAGGCTTGGTTGCCGCATACAGAGCTGCTGTGCCAGACATCTGTAGCTTTGACGAAGCCCGCTCCTTCAATAAGGGTTCGGGGCGCGTTACACAGGACTACAACGGGTTACCAAGCCGCTGATGGACGCAGTATATCAACAAATGGGAACAGTGTGCAAGAGGCTGATGGCGACCGGGCTCCCCCAATCCTGCGGTGTGTTGCCTTATCGGCGGTGTGTCGCTTAACCATCACGGCTGGGGACTAAGGCGGGATTTGAACCCTTACCGGACTCCTCTTGGCTGACCATAGCGCCTGTCCGTTTGCCTTGCGACTTTCAGCGAGTCTCCAGAAGTGCGGCTACACCCCCTCGCCTCTTAGTCCCCATGCGTGATGGCCCAGAAAAGAACCCCCACGTCTAAGGTGGGGGTTAAATCACTCTGGAGAACATCATGAAAACGCAACCTCAGTTTAGCCGCATGTTTTGAGCAGCGCAAGCGCCTCTTCAGCGCTGTTCACGATGTACAGGTCTGCTCCCGGCCACTCGTCATGGAACTTCTGCTCCGCCTCAGTGAGCCGGCGTGCCGATGGAGGCTTGGCGCCATCCTTCACCTCGATCAGTAGCGTCTCCCCACGGTAGCTCACCAGCAGGTCGAACAGGCCCTCGTCGTTGATCACCTTCACGTAAGCGCCAGCCTCGCGCATGGCCTTAATGATGTCCTGTTCATTTGCGTCTCGGCGGGCAGCTCGTCGCATAGGGTTTGTCCTGATGAAAATATTTTCAAAACATATTGTATCTGGTGTTGACGAACCTAATACATCAGGTACAATCAAGTCCAACCTACCTGATGTATCTGCGGGGCCGGATTAGGCTAGGTCGGGCTTGGTAGTCAACGGCATGGGCTGTTTACAGCGTCATGGCTTTTCAATGAAAGGTCATTTCGGTGGCAACACCAATCGGACGGCACGGTCGGGAAAGGCTCGGCACGGCGAGGAGAGGCGGGGACTGGTATGGGCTGTTAACAGCGGGAAGCATTTTTTACAGAGTGCTTTTCGGTGGCAACACCAAAGTGGCGTGGTTGTGGCTCGGAGCAGTGCGGTCAGGCTCGGTCGGCAAAGGCACGGCGAGGGCTGTTAACAGCGGGATCACTTTTCCATGAGAGGTGATTTCGGTGGCAACACCAAAATGGAAGGGCTGGCAGCGGCACGGCTAGGAGGGGTGTGGAAGGCTGGGGCATGGGCTGTTAACAGTGGTTAGTCACTTGCAAAGGTGGCTACCCGGTGGCAACACCATTTGGACTGGCCTGCCACGGTGCGGCGGGGCGGGGTCGGGCATGGAAATTCTGGGTAAAACAAGGGCTGTTAACAGCGTTATGAGTCTTCATTGAGGGTTCATCTCGGTGGCAACACCAAGTGGCTTGGACACGCCGGGAATGGCTAGGAGGGGCGTGGATTGGCAGGGGCTAATGTAGCGTCATGACACTTCAATGAGGTGTCATTTCGATGCAAAGCGTGCATCAATTAACCAAAGGAAACATCATGAAAACAATCGCAGTTCAATTAACAGGCAAGGCTCCTTTTCTCATGCACTCGGACCGCTTTGCTAACCCGCTTGACCCACTTGCAAAGGCCCACAAAGAGCTGACCAGCAAGCGCAAGAAAACAGACGACGACCACACTGCCATCGCGCGCAGTGAGTTCATCGGCGGCTGCTACTGGCGCAAGGACGTTGGCTTCTTCTTGCCAGCACAGAACCTCGATGCGTGCCTGATCGCCGCAGCCAAGTTGCAAAAGCTCGGAGTTAAGTTCAAGCAGGGCGTGCAGGTATTGGAAGATGAGCTTACGTTTACGGGGTACGACAAGAAAACTCCCGAGCAACTATGGGAAGACCCAGAGCACATTGACTGCCGTGGTGTCAAGGTTGGCATGGCAAAGATCATGCGCTACCGCCCCATCCTTCGCAAGTGGTCTCTGAATGCAACCATCGTTGTCAACGAAGAAGTGGTCAACCTCAACGAAGTAAAGAAGGCTGTGCAAGATGCTGGAGCCCTGATTGGTTTGGGCGACTACCGCCCACGCTTTGGCCGTTTCAATGTGGAGTTCATTTGATGCAAGAAATGACACTGTTCCCGGCTTGGAAACAGGCCGTCAAGATTCTGATTGATGAGGGCCTAACCTATGGCAGCACCATCAGCAGAAAGCGCATCTCTGAGCTTTGCAATGTGCGGCCACCAGAGAGCATTGAGGATGTGCGCCGACATGACCTCGAGCTCCTGCAATGCACATCAGAGATCAAAGACATCCTGTTGACTGCCCACTGCATGCTCTTGGCGTCTGACAACAAGGGCTCTTACGTAGTCATTGAGCCAGAGTCGCAGACCCAGTACGCAGTGAACACCGGCATCAAAGCAATCGGTCGTGAGATGAAGAAGATGGCCATGTCCGTCAGCTTTACAAAGGCAGAAATGCTAACCGATGCCGGCAGGGCAAAGAACGCAGATGCTCAGGCAAAGATTTCAATGCTCGCGGGAATGATGAACGTGAAAAACAAAGATCTTCAAAACGCACTAGGAGGAAAAAATGACTGAAAACGAACGGAGCAAATCAATCGACATCCTTTTTGATGCAGTGCGGATTTCCAACAAGTTTGGCCCACTGATCGTGAAGGAGGCGGACAACACGGGTGGCACAGCAGCCACAGCGGCAGCCATCTTGCTGTCCTCATTTACAAGCGCCATGGGCATGTCCTTGCATGATGCTGTGGGCCTGTTCATGTCGGTTCACAAACAGACCATGGCAATGGAGCGCGAAGATGAAGCTGACAAATAACTTCGGCATGCCCGAGACGATCCTCAACGTGATCGCACGCCCGCAGTACAGCAAAGGCAAGGCCAACATGTCTGTAACCGAGCTGCTCAACAGCCCGCGCATCGTCCAGCTCAAGCGCAAGCACTGGGAAGACTTGACCGAGGACGCAGCCGACATGGTTTGGTCCATCTTTGGCACCGCCATCCACAACATCCTTGAGCACGGCAAGGGCGACACCCACGTCGTTGAAGAGCGCATCCACGTCGAGCTGGACGGCATGCGTATCAGCGGTGCAATCGACTTGCAAGAAATCTCTGAAGACGGCATCACCGTGTCCGATTACAAGACGACCAGCGCATGGGCTGCAATGCAGGAAAAGAAGGACTGGCACAACCAGCTCAACAGCTATGCGTACCTTGTTGAGAAGGCCAAGGGCATTCCCGTGACCAAGTTGCAGATCGTGGCCATCGTGCGCGACTGGAGCCGCAGGGAGGCCCAATACAAGGAAGGCTACCCCAAGGCACCCATCGTAGTGATTGACATCCCTCTGTGGCCGTTTGCCGAGCGCGAAGCCTATGTGCGCAGCCGCATCTCACTGCATGGTGACGCCCTCTTTGAGATGGAGACTGACGGCGAGATGCCCAACTGCACATCAGAAGAAATGTGGGAGAAGCAAACCACTTACGCGCTCAAGAAGGATGGCAACGTCCGAGCCAAGAGCGTTCACGACACAAGCGAAGCAGCAGACACGGCTCTGGCTGCCGCAACAGAAAAAGCCAAGAAGAGCGAAAAGTTCCTGATCGAAGTAAGAGAAGGAGGGCGTACACGCTGCGAGAGCTTCTGCCAAGTAGCGCCGTACTGCCAACAACACCAAACGTATCTTTCCACAAAAGCCAACAAGGAGTAACACCATGGCAACAGCAACACGCATCTATATCGTCAGCACACAAGACGGCACCAATCGTCTGGTACGCGCCACCGTGGCATCACAAGCCATCACACATGTCGCCAAGTCGGCATTTACTGCCCGGGTTGCATCTCAAGATGATCTGGTATTAGAACTCCGAAACGGCACCAAGGTGGAAGCCTATGGCGATTCCGCTCAGTCTGAACTCGACGTTTAAAAGGAGCACCCCATGGGCTGGATCATCGGACTTACCTGCCTCGCGGCTTGGTTCAATCACATCTTCACTTGCTTCAGCGAGGGCCTGTGGGGCTTCCTTCTGGCGGGTGCAATCATGTTCCCAATAGGAATCATTCACGGCGTGTGGCTGTGGTTTAGATAAGGACACATCATGTTTATTTCTAGCAAAGAAAAGGCCGTACTATGGATGACCATTGAGGACCTGAAGAGCAAAATCAGAGACTTGGAGATTGAGGTTGTGTGGTTGAAAAACAAAGCAACCAAACATCGCATCCAGATTGTCAAAACGGGAGACGCACCATGGGGAATAAAGAAGGACGGCAGCCCAAAGAAACGCCCCGGACGCCCGCCACACGTTTTGGAGGTATCAGCATGAGAATCAAAGAATTTTTCCAATCATTTGACGTGGACCCAATCAGCGCCAGCCCTTTTCATGGGCCAATCACGCAAGAAATGATTGATTACATGCAGCAACGCAACGAAGAAAAACGCAAGCTATCCATTGAGCTGCTTGGTAGCAAGTGGCTTCTTCACCCAGACAACAGAGAACAACGTAAGGACTTCCAATGAAAGATATCGCAGCAGCACTGGTCAAGGCTCAGAAAGAGTTTGGGCCAGCACTCAAGACCAGCACCAACCCGGCGTTCCGTAGCCGCTACGCAGACCTGTCTGCCTGCGTCGAGGCCGTCATTGATGCACTGAACAACAACGACATCTACTTGATGCAGCCCACGCACGAATGCACTGATGGCGTGATCGTGGAGACCATCTTCATCCACTCCTCTGGTGAGCAAATCAGCAGCGGCAAACTGCACGTCCCAGCCACCAAGCATGACGCACAGGGCTACGGCAGCGCACTGACCTATGCACGCCGATACAGCCTGATGGCGGCTTGTGGAATCGCACCGGAAGATGACGACGGCAACAGCGCGGCCAAACCAAAACCAGCGCCAGCCAAACCCGCAGCCCCAGCGGCCAAAGCACCCACCAAGATCGAAGGTAAAGACACCGAGTGGCAGCTTAAGGTTGTGGCAAAGCCAGACGGCGATCACGGCGAGTGGTCGCAACTGATCATCGACGCAACCATGCTCCAGCTTGAGCAGGCCAAGACCGAAGAGCAAGTCATGAACATTTTTAAAACCAACCGCAACATCTACGACGAAGTGAAGAGTGGCTCCCCCACTGCATACGACGTTCTGATGTCTGAATTTAAAGCCGCACGCGCACAACACAAGGAAGCAGCATGAGCGAGCAAAACATTGCCGGCCAATACCGCGAGGTTGCTCGCGAAGAGATGCTTGGCCGAAACGCCAAAATGATGGCGGACGTCATCGAACAGAAACAAGCCACAGGCACTATTGCTGGCGATCCTTGGGCATACCGCGACAAGGGCATGAAGTGCATGACCTGCATTTGGTATGTGCCTAAGCAACGCATTGGCACCTCAAACTCGGACATCAACCCACTGGCTCAGGCTGGCCGATGCCGTCGCCACGCTCCAACAATGAATGGCTATCCAGTTGTCTACATGACCGACTGGTGCGGAGACCATCGAATCGACGAAAACAAAGTTTGAAAAAGGAAGCAACATGAACACCCTCATCATCGCTGGCACTCTGACACGAGATGCCGAAGTAAAGTACCTGCCCAACGGCGACCCTATTGCTAACTTCTCTGTTGCTGACAACCAAGGCGGGCGAGACAAGCAGGCCATCTTCTGGAACTGCGGTCTGTACGGTAAGCGTGCAGAGTCCTTGGCTCAGTACCTCACCAAAGGCCAAGCCGTCACAGTGACCGGCTCCGTGTCCGAGCGCGAGTGGATCAGCAAGGACGGCGAGAAGCGCAAGACCATGGATGTGCGCGTGAACGACGTTGCACTGCAAGGTGGCCGCAAGGATGCTGAGCCGCAGGAAGAACGCCGCCAAGCGCCCAAGCCAGCGCCAGTACTTTTTGAAGACGACAGTGATTTGCCCTTCTGACCATGGCCGTCAAGACGCTCCAATTTGAAGCCGTCAAGATTGCCATGAAGCAGGATAAGACGGGTCATATTTTGACCCTGAATATCCATCCAGATGAACTGCCCGTTGACCTAATGAGGGACTATGTGGGCGCAAGGTATCAAGTAGTCATGGTGAGATTGAACGACGAGAACAAACCAATGAGCAGGGATGCGGAATACCACCGTGACCCTGTTCGCACCGCAGGCATTCTGTGCCGCGATAAACAGTTCGCCCAGTACCTTCACGGCAAAGAACAAATCTTTGAAATGAAAGAGGCCGATGTTATTGAGTGGCTCAAAGGTGAGCTGGACATCGAGTCGCGTACCGAGCTGAAAGAAGACCAACAAAAGGCCAAGAAGTTCTGGGCCATAAACGAGGAGTTCCAAGCATGGAAACAAAACGCCTGATCCCATACTCGGTTCACCTGCCAGAGGACGTGTATCTCAAACTAAAAGAGGCCGCAGGAAACCGCAAAGCATCAGCACTGGTGCGTGACGCCATCACCTTGATTGTTGAGGGCGACGACGAGTTTAATGGCGGCTACAACAAAGGCGTGCGTGATGCCATCCGGCTGATCCAGCAGAACGAGCTGTGCAAAGCCATCGGCTATTACGAGGACACTCTGGCAAAGATACTGTCGGATCAAATCGAAGAGCTGATCGTTAACCAGAACGTGAAGGGGCGCGGCAATGGCAAGAAAAAAACCTGAAGGCATCGCCTCAGTGGTGGCCAAGCAAGACCCTGTGTCGATACAAGAGCTGACCATGCAAGACTTCTTTGCAGCGTTCGCGTTGCAGGGCTTATTGGCTTACTACGGCGACAGGTCTGTCATTGAGAGCGATGACGGTCTTACCAACATTCACGCAGCAGCATTCGACCACGCAGACGAGATGCTTAAAAGGCGGGCCGTCTAAATGCAGTCCAAAAACAAGAAGGCCCCCACCGCATCAGAGCGGGAGCACATCACGCGGATCAAGGAAATGGACTGCGTGGTGTGCGGGGCATCAGGACCCAGTGATTGCCACGAAATTAACCAAGGCCAGTGGTTTACCAGCATGCCCCTGTGCCAAGATTGCCACATGGGAAACCTCAACGGAATCCATGGCCAGAAGCGCATGTGGGCCATCCATAAGCTGGACGAACTGTCCGCTTTGAACAAAACCCTCCAGACGATCTTTGCTGAGAAATGAATACTAAAACAACGAAGCAACCAAAGCGTGTTGGTTGCCGCGTCACTAAAGTATTCAATTTACATCTGAGCCTGCTTCCGCAATTCGGGTAGATTGACCGACTTCAGCATCTCTTTTTCCACTTCGCGCAGCTCTTTGATTGCGTCCTTCTTTTCGGATGCGGAGTACAAATCTTCAGGCGCATTGGTGATTTGGCTGACGGCCCTGCGAATCTTTGATAGCTGCTCGCCAATCTTCTCCGTGCCTTTGGCTAGACCCAATCGGGCAATATTCTTTTCGTCGGACAGGAACTTCTCAAGCTCTTGCGGGCTCCTCAATTTGATGTCGTTATAGGTGCTCTTGGTCTTCTCCACCTCATCTCGCAAGGCGTAGAAGTCCGTCTTGAGCGCGTTCTCGCTGGCCTTGGTGACAAAGCCGCTTGTGCCCGGGAGGGATGACAGCGCATCACGGAACGACAGCTCAGGGCGGGGAACATCAGGATCATTGTTGATCATGAAGTTGGTCGTGTACAAAAACAAACCACCAGCCGATCCAAACATGCCGCGAATCATGTGATCAGCCGCAATTGGCGACACGCCAAACTGGCCCAGCATCTTCGAGAACTCCGAGGTGTTGTCATTGAACTGGCGCTCAGCTTCTTTCTTCTTCTCAAACTGCCCAATCAGTGGACGGCCTTGGAAGAAGTCGTAATTGATCGCCACCTCAAGAGCTGGCTTCACGGCTTGAGGAATCGGCTGTGGGCTCAGCACTGCGTTGGCAATGCCGTCGGCAACTGACTTCCTGAACTTGGCGCCATCGGAAAATCCGGTGTCGGTGATCAGGTGGTACAAGTGCTCGGTCAAAACCTTGGGCATCAAGAACAAGTCTGGACGCAAAGGAATGCGGAAACCACCGGTGCCGGGGACGTTCAAGGTGCGGTCACGAACAGCAGTGGGTGTCTTCTCGTACTCATCATCTCCGCCATTCATCATGGTGTAGAAGAGCGACAAGGCCATGACCGCACCAGAGGTGGTGGCCAGAGTCATCAGCGCCTCTTTGCGTTGCTGCGGCGAGATGCCGACCCCGGTCAGCACCTTGTACGCCGTGCGCTGCACCGACATGTAGGCATAGAAGAACGGCACAGTCTGGCCAGCCAAGTTCACCAGCTTGCTCGTGCCACGGCGACGGAAGTTGATGATGTCAAATGCCTTCTCAATGGCCTCGCCCTTGGACAATCCCTGCTGCATGGATGCTTCGTACACGGCCTGACGGATAGCGTTATCAGCGGCCATAGCAACATGGCTCAGGAACTCAATTCCCTTGCCAGCCACCCCCTTTGACCCCCTCAAGCCTGCCGCAATCTGGATGTCGTTACGAGCGATGGTGGCGTTGAAGTCACGCACACCGGTCGCACCATACGACTCAAGCAGCTTGTGGGTTGCACTGGTCTTGGTCAGAGTCTTGAGAAACTCCTTCACCGCCAGCACTGGAATTCTCAAGGCGTAGCGCGTCTTCAAGCCGGAGGTAAACATTGCCGAGTAGGCGTCCTGCGGGACCTGTGCCAACGAGAACAGGGGGTACAAGACCACAGACTGACGCAGAACGTTTGAGAACCAAGTGAAGAACTTCAGGCTTGGAATGGTCACGTTGCTGATGGCAGAGAAGGCATCCACGTACAGCGGGTCGGCCATGCTGTAGATTTCTTGGACGCCATCACGGAACACGCGAATGGTGTTCTTCTTGGGGTCCATCTTCTCGACCTTCTCAGCCATCTTCCGATCACCCACTTGAAGCTCAGTACCAAGGTCAACCATCTGAAGCGCCTTGTGGTTGCGTACAGAGCGGTTGATGGCGTACTGAGTCCAGCGCACCATGTTGTCAAACACGTCGTTCACGGCTGCGTTGGAGCCCTTCAGGCGGAACTCTGCTGCCTTGACCTGCATGCCCTTGATGAACTCTTGCGGGCCACCGCCTTCGTCAAGCTGCTCTTCACGGTAGAACGGCACGTAAGCTGCGTTGTCCAGCATGCTCTCGGCATACTCTCGGCTCCACAAGTTGCCGTCAATCATGGCCTTCACAGCGTTGGCACGGATACCCTGCCAGATGTCGCTGATGTTTTCCAGCTCGGGCATGTTCTTGGCCAAGCTCATGCCGGGCTCAATCATTGCAATCTGCTCAGGGGTAATCAGGACGCTGGCCTTTTCAAGCTTTGCAATGTCAGCCCTGATATCGTTCTTTGCACGCTCGGAAGTGCGAAGCTTCTCAAAGTCGCCGTCCTTCTTGTACTGCTTGATGTTGGCGTTCTCTTCTTCCAGCTCAGCTTTCAGTCGGTCAATCTCTGCCTCTCGCGTGCGCTGCTTTTTCAACAGGTCCTTGAACCGCTTGGCCACGAAGTAGGTGTGCGAAATCTGCTCGGCCTGCTCTTTGTTTAGGCCATACTTTTCGGCAGTCTTCTCAATCTCTTTGGCAAGAGTGATGAAGTTGTCGTCGCGCTTGATGGAGACCCACTTCTTGGTCTCTGGATCGAACGCAATGCCGCCATCAACAATGAAGCGCGTAGCCAAGGCGTCAGCATGCACGGCCTGAGACTGACTGGCCTCAAGCAGCATACCCAACACCTCTGGGTTGTCGGCAAAGTCCTTCTGCAAGTTCCTGCGGATGTCGTTGTTGAACGCCGCATCGCCGGAGAAGGCTGCAACTTCCATCTTGTCCAAGAACTTCTTGACGGCACTCTTTGCCGAGTCCTTCGTCATTGCTGGGTTCTCGCCAGTGGCCTTCAGGATGTCCTTGATCTTCTGGATGCGCCCCGGGTCAGGCGGTTGAAGCTGCATGCCTGTTGCATCAAGGATGTTGAGGTTTTCTTGACCAGCCTCCGTCGGAGTCGGCTTTCCTTGGCGCTCTTCGGAGACTACAACCTCAACGTCTGGCGTACCGTAGACATCCTTTAATGCTTCTCGAACCTTGTTAGCAGTCTTGTTGGCATCCTTGGAGAACACGATGTCATTTGGATTTACATACTCCGCACGCTGCGTAAATCTTTCGCCGTTTTTGTCATAGCCATGAAAGGTGGTTTGCGTTTTTGGATCGGTAAATCCAGACAAGCGCGAGCCATCTTTCAGAGTTACTGGGTTCTTAAATCGGTTTGCGTAGCCTTGCTTGCGGTCTAACTCAGACTGCTCTTTGAAAAAAGAGTCAAGGAAAAACAGAGGTTTTTCTTTTTCTTCCTCGTCAACCTTTGCTTCGCCAGCGCCCTCGGGCGAGACGATGATTCTTCCACCCTTGATCTTGACGCCCTTCAAAGGAACCTTAGAGGGCTTCATGTCAAGCTCTACGTCCGAAGGCGACATGCCCATGATTGTTTCGGAAGTTCTAACCAGATTGTCAAGTGCGCTCTCATAGTCTTTGGAAAGGCCAAGCACCTGACGGACGATTTCAATCAGCTTTGAAAACCCGGTCTTGTCTGCAATCTTGATGTCAGCAAGAAACTTCTGGAACTCTGAGTCGGTCAAACCCCAAGCCATAAGCTCAGCCGGGTTTTTCATAATGTTTGCGCCGCGATCAATCCTTGTAATCGCGTAGTTGCTCTTACCGGCAGCCCTGTCCTTTTTAATCCTGTCGTCAACTTTTTTGTACAGAACCTTGAGGTCGTTTATGGCTTTTGAGTTTGGCGCTAAGTAGATTTGCGCAGATGTTGCTGCATGAATAAGCTCATGCAAGATTGTCAGATACCTTGTTCCCGTCTGACCGTCCGCCTTACCATCAACAAGTCCATTCAGCCTGATTTTTACAAGCGTGCCTTTGCCTTCGGCCCAGAAACTTTGGGCCATCCCTCTTGTTCCGCTTTTCCACCTTGCGCCGCCATTGAGAACCTTCACCTTTTCTGGAAAGATTTTTCTCTTTGCAAACTCGTTGATGCGCTCAGTTACTTTTTGAGCAATGGCCCTTGCCGCCTCGTTTGGTGCGTTGTCAACAGTCCACTGCGCCATCTGAGGGATGGTCATACCGTTAACTTCTTTGGCAATCTCCTCCATGGGCTTGTTAATAGTGAACTCTGGCTTGTCCGTCTTGTCGTAGGTCGGCTCTGTTGGCTCTGGCGCCTTGGGCTCCACTGGTTTTGCGGCCTTGGGCTTTGCAGGTGCGGCAGGAGCAACGGCGGGCGCAGCAGCCTGCGGCTCAGCCGGAGCGGCGACTGGCGCTGCGGGCGGAGTAAACATGTCAGGCTCAGCTTCTGGCTCCAGTACCAAAGCCTTGTACAGGTCATCCTTTGGCATCTTCGGAACATTGCCAAACATGTCTGTGTCGGAGGCGTTTGCCTGCTCGGCAGCAGTTGTCGCCAGACGATCCAGCGCTTCAGCCATACGCTTTGATGAACGGCTGTTATCCGCAAACATCTCGAGCACTTTGAGCGCATACGGGTCTGCGCCCAGCATTCCCTGCTGTACGTAATCCTTGAGCTTCTGACCTGACCTACGTGCATTGACGGCCATCTCTGCCGCATCAAGCACCGAGGCCCGCACGTCGTAGTCGCCAGCGCCATCAAGAGCCGCCATCTTTGGAGCGGCCTTGGCCAGCGCATTGAGCACAGCCTTCGCTTCTGGGTCGGCAGCTTGCGCGTACAGCTCAATCAGAGTGTCGCTGCCATATGCCTTGTAGAAGATTGCGTTGTTCAGGCGGTCAATCGCCTTGGTGTTGGGCATGCCCTTGGCGTCGATCAACTCACCCTGCTCATCCTTCGGCATGGAGCGAACGAACTGGATCAGCGTGTTGGTGTTGGGGCTGCCGTCGTCATTGAAGGTCAGGCCGCCCAAGTCAACCCGGCTGATATCGTTCTTTGCGGACTCGACAGGACTCAGGCGCAGCGTGCCACTAATGTTGCTGATATCCGCAATGTTTGAAGTTACCTTCGACTTTGGCATCACGCGCACAAGCACTGGATTTTGGAAGCCGCTGATGACGCCGGCATCAATGCCGTGCTCAGTGTCTTCAATCATCTCGCGCTTGTAGTTGTCAGCAGTTCCTTGGCTGTAGGCCGCACGCAAACCAGCCACCCGGCCATTACCGGCAATGGGGCGAATCGCGGATACGGACAAGTCGCCGTACTCGGGGTTCTTTGTACCATCAGAAGTGTTTGATGGCGTGATGTCGTTGCCCTCTACAACAGCGTAGCGGACAGGGATTCGAGTGCCATCAGATGCGGTGGCGTATGCAACCTTGCCGAACTGGGTATCGCTGATTGGCGTGTCGGAAATAACAACCGGGGCACCAGAGCCAAAGTCACGGTTAACACTCAGGCGAGAGTAGTCTGGGTTAGCTGCAATGCTTTGCATTTGACCAACGGACGCAGGCGCAGAGCGGTCACGGTTCTGGAAGAACGAACCAGCTTCTGGCGGCAGGTTTTCCGTGTAGTCATTGGACCACTCCGAAGCCTTTGGGGCCTGTGCGGCGGGGGCAAGAGGCTCTACCGGAGCAACTGGCTCTGCCGGAGCGGCGCTTACCAGTGGCTCCTCTGGTGTGGGGGTTGGCTCAACCACAGGGGCCGCTGGCGGTGCTGGCGGCTCTGGCGTAACAATGGGCCTTGCGACTGGCCGTGGCGTAATCGGAGCGACGGGCGCGGGCGGCGCTTCGGCGGCAGGCTTTTTGAGGGCGTCAGTAGCCGTTGCATAAGCGGCAGCAGGAATCTCAACAGCAGCACCACCAAGGCTACCCAGCATCTCTTGGCCAACATCTTCAAGGTTAACCTTGCCGTATGCGGCGGCCTGACCAGCGGCCTCGGAGATGCCTCCTCCTGCCACATCAATACCCAAAGATCCAGCACCACGACCAACAGCCGACTGAACCTTCTGGCCAGTGGTACGGGCTTTAAGCAGATCATCTGCGCGGGCCGCAATCTTTGCTGCGTCAGCCGTGGCACCCATTTCTTTGCGCGCGGCTTCGATGGCTGCACGGCGTGTGCCAGTGGCGAATCGACCAGCACCAACCGTCATAAGTGAGTCAATGGAGGCAGTTGTTATGCCCTTTGTGCGAGCCTCGCTGACCGCCTTCTCCATGGCGGGGGTGTCGCGCAACAGTGCGGCTACATTCGCCTCTGTCGGCTCAAGGCCCCGCTCACGAAGTGCGTCGCCAATACGTCCGATGAATTCAGAGCCAACCTCCAGCGGAGCGCCGGCAGCAAACCCGCCACCAATAGCGCCCACACCAGCACCTATTGCTGCGCCGCCGGGGCCACCAGCAGAGCCAATCAATGCTCCGCCCTTGCCGCCAGCAATCATGCCTGCGATCTGAGGAGCCATATTCGCCGCGCTTTGAGCCGCCAAGTACGCGGCACCCTTGGGGTTTGTAACGGCCTGCTTACCAAACTCAAGCAGCATGTCTGCTACTGGACCAATACTCTCTCTGAATCCTTTGGCCTTCTCAAAAGCAGCAGCCTCATCTTTAAATGCAGTCTGTGCCGCCACCAACTCAGCGGGACGCACGCCATCAGGGCGACTTAACTCCTGAGATAAAAGCGCAGCCTTATCCGCGCCAACATTTCCGGTCACTACGGATGGGGCAATCTTGGCAGCGCCAATGGCACGCTCGCCACCCTCATAGATCAACGATCCGATGTTAGACAGGAAGCCCTTTTCTTCTTTGGCCTCGTCGGTCATCCACTGGTTGTTTACCAAGTAGGCTTTTTGCCCTTGGTTGTTTGTGGCAGTTTGCCCAACCGGCACCCACTGACCATCGACCAATGCAACTGTCTCGCCTGTCTGTGGGTTTGTCGCGGTTTGGATTGCCATAATCAGTTCAACTTAAAGCCGGGTGGAGGTGGTGGTACTTTACCCGCTGTTGGCGGTGTTGTCGCGCCGGCACCCATTTTTGTCATGCCTGAAATTTGCTTGTTAATGTCTTCCATTCTCTTAAGGGCGGCATCTCTTGCTGACTTTGGGAGCATAGGATTACCAGCGGTTTCTTCTGCGTTCTTGAGAAGGGCTTTCAATTCCGCAAGCTCCTGACGATCAGCGGCAACGCCAGCGCCTCCACCACCTCGGCCAACCAGTGCCTCCAAGTCTGTAGCCTGAGCCATCAGCTCGGCAGCAATCTTCGGATCGGTTGCCCTGCGAGCTTGCTGCTTCAAGGATGTGATCTTGTTGATGCGAGCCTGCTCGTTGAAGTTGCCCGTCTGACCGATGGTTGCAGTCCTAATCTGGGTTTCATTTCGTTCACGAGCTTCAGTAGCCCTTTGTTCGATTTCAAGCAATTTAAGCGTCTCTTGCTGGGCAAGCTTACGGGCCTCCATCTCACTCGTGCCAACAGCTTTAGCGGCATCGTATTTTTCTTTGAAGATTCGGTCGTACTCTTTCTCGCCAACGCCGTAAAGCTCTTTGGCGTATGTACGAGAGGCATCAATCTTGCCTTGCTCTTGCTCAATAATCTTGGAGCCAAGGTCAAAGCGCTTCTGGGCACGCTGCTCTTCCAAGCCTCGCACGCCACGGGCGCCGGCAGCGCCAGCCTCAAACGATGACATGCCTCGAGGGGTGGCTGCGATCTGGCCAAGGTATTCCATGAGTTGGCCATACGAATCCTGCGGTCCAACCTGACGATCTCGCTCTGCCTGCAACTGTTTGATCATTGCGTCGCGCTGCGTGGTGTCTGGATCACCAATCCGAGACTTGTACATCATCTCTTTATTGGCAGCGGCGGCTTGCGGGTCGGCACGCATGCGCTCGACATCAAGGGCTTGGGCCTCAGCTTGCAATGCAGAAATTGGCGGTGTAACGCTTGCGGGTGGCGAGGCAACGGGTGGCTGCTGTTGCACGGTAGGCGGTGCTGCCGGTACTGGGCGTGGCGCTTGTTGACGCTGCTGATCAGCTAAGGACCTCACGGCGGGCTTTGGCTCTGGCGTATATGGACGAGCGCCAGTGCGGCCTGCTTTAGAGTAGCCCGATTCTTCAGCCGGAGATGGCGGTCTTTCTTGAGGAGCGGCTTCTACGGAGGTCTTGTTTTTATCAAGACCAAGTAAGCCCACAATTCCAGCCAAAACCCCGCGAGCCGAGCCTGCGCTACCACTGAGGCCGCGAGATGCGCTTGCGCCGGGAAGTGCAAGAAGGGTGTTTTTGACTCTGCGCTCGGCTTCGGAGCTGTCTACGCGATCACCGCCTGTAACAGTACCATCTCCACCACTGGGAATTTGAGCAATGCGGGCTTCTCGGGCGGCTTGCGCTTGACGCTCATCGGCGGTTGGCTCGCCACGGTTTTGGCGGTTCATCCGGTCGTAAGGTGTTTCGTATTTTGGACGGGATGCAGCCTTCTCGCGCTCACGATCCAGCATGGCGTTTTTACGCGCAGCACTTTCTTCGGAGGCATTCAGCATGGCGCGATTGTCCGGCTGGGGTCCAGTGGCTTCACGCATCGCACGAGTGTATAAATCACCAGACTCCAAGCCGGGAATGCTAGATAGGTCTGACTCGGTGATCTCCATGGGAGGTCGCTTAGGAGGTGGTGGATTACGGGCTTCTTCGCCAATAATTCGCATCAACAGCTCCCGCTCAAGGCGAGTTCGCTCCTCTTCAGAAATTCCAACTTCATCTTGAATGCGTGGAACGCGCTTACCCTCTTGGAACGCAACGATGCCGCCACCAGCCATCTCAAACTCTACTGGTAGCTCATCAATGCCTTGGGGCTGCGCTTGGGCAAACTGCGTTCCTTCCGGGACCGGGCCGGGGCCAGCTTGTTTTGCCATGGCCTGCATGGCTTGTTGTTGCTGCTGAGCCTGAACCTGCTGAGCCTGCATCTTCTGACGAGCTTGCTCCTGCACAGACTCCATCACGGTGGGCGGCTTCCCTTGCGGACCTTGCATCTGGGCAAGCTGGCTCAAAGCCTGCTGCTTAGCCATGGCGTCTTTTTCGTTTGTGACGATGTTTAAAGCCATCAGCTTTTGCAAGTCTTGGGGCAGACCGGGCTTGGCTTGCTGCTCCTGTTGAATGCGCTGCTGGAGCGGTGCTGGGTTCCCACGGAACAATGAGGCGATGCCTTGTGCGCTAGGTTGACTCATGATCTGTCCTTACTGTTTTGGGGCGGCTGCTGTTTTGCCACTTAGGATATCCAAGAGCTGTTGGACTGTGGTTGCGCCTTGAGAAAACTGAGTCAAGTTGCTTGTACCCGGCATGCTGTACGACTGAGCAGACAGAGGCAGTCCCGAAAGCAACGACTGCTGGAACTGAACCATCTTGTATGGGTTTAGACGAGCCTCCTCGAACTGAGCTTTGTCGGCTGCGATGCCCTCTGACTCGATGCCGCGCTGTACACCACCCAAACCAGATATCGCAGTAAGACCCGCCAAATCGGCTTGCGACTGAAGAGACCCCAATTGGCCTTGGGTTTGTGCGCCCTGAAGGCCGGTCTGGAGACCTTGGAGGCCTGACGTTGTGGCAAACTGCTGCTCGTTAATTCGTCGGGCCTGATCGGCATTGAACTGCTGCTGCGCTTTGTCAAATGCAGTTGAGTAGCCCGATGTCAGCATCTGGTTCTGCTTGTCCATCAAATTGCGGCGACCTTCAGATTCCATGATGGCCTGACGGCTACCGCCGTATGCACCGGCCTGAGTCAATCGACCAGCGTCAGCCATACGCGAGATGTCAGCCTGTCTGCGGGCTTCTTCCATTGCGGGATTCAGCGCCGATTGCAAGTACGGGTTCATGTACTGCTGAGCTTGCGTTGTTCCGAAGTCAGTACCCACTGAGGTGTACTGCCCTGCGCCGGGAGCCAGAGATGCAATACCGCCAGCCGTGGTAGCTGCCTGCCCGATAGATGCGGGAGTTTGCATGTTCCCAGCTTGTGTAAACGCTTGGTTTTGCAGTTGTGATGCGCCAGCAGTCAGTGGGCCGGTGTATGCCTCGTATGGCTTGTTCGCCAGAGCTGCGCCCTGACCGAGCATGTTGGTCACATAGTCACCAGCCCAGTTGGACAGGCTTGACTCAGCGCCCGTGGCACCTGTTGGAACTTTTGTAGTTCCACCAACCTCGTAACGCTGCACGGAGCCACCGGGCATGTACTTGTCAGGGTCAATCTCTTTGCCCTGCTCGGTGGAGCCGGTGCGGGCTTTGCGAATTTCGTCCATCATGGCATACAGCTTTCTGGCTCCCTTCTCAGGGCTCCCGTTACCCAGTTCCTTCACCTTCTCAGGCGAAACATAGGCTTCATCGTTGGCAACACGCGCTTCTTGCACGCCGTCAATCTTGGTTTTTATGGAGTCACTCATACCATCGCCTTCACCTTTGATTGGGGTGGCACCAATACGCTCGGCCAGCAACTTCAGGCCAGCCTCAGAGCTTCCATTGCCAAAGTGACTTACCACATCAGCAGGGACAACGAAGCCATCACGCACCAGACCGCCTTTGGCGGCACCAGTAAAGTAATAGCTGTCGTATGGATCAAGGGGATTTGGTGCGGTATAAGTGGGCTCTGGAGCGGGGCCGGGACCAACAACTACTGGTTCCGGGGCAGGACCGGGACCAACAACAGGAGCAGGTCCGGGGCCGACGACTACGGGTTCTGGAGCGGGTCCGGGGCCTACGACAACCGGCTCTGGATTGGCTGGTGGAGCATATGCCCTTGCGGCATCAAGAGTTGACAAATTCACGCCAAAATCTTGCATGGCCGAGCTCAACGCTTGTTGCGATGGGTTGGTGGCCAAGAACTTGTTGATGCTGTTGTAAACACTGTTTATGCCGCCAGCCGCTTGACCTTGCTGGGTTTTGGCCCAGTCGTTCACATCGGGAGGCAGAGCGGAAACAATCCCGCCGCCCACGGTGACGCCTGAAGCTGCGTCTTGAGCGGCCATGCGCTGCTGACGCTCACGTTCAGCTTTGTCGGCGGCATCTTGTTTTGCCCGCCAGTTGGGGTCTTGCCACGGTGCAATTTGCTCCATGGGTGCGCCTGCTATCCCGCCGTACATATTGGCGCGGTTTGCAGCGTTTGTGTTCTGCCCACGCGCTTGCGAAATAACACGGGGATCGGTATAGGGGTCAATACCCTGCTTCTTGTACATGTCGCCCAGCGTGCCCTGACCCATCGGGTTAGGCTGGGTCAGCATACGGTCGATGTATGCCTTGTCGTTGGCCGTAGGCTGATAGCTTGACATGCCACCAAACGAAGGGTCCGCACCGGCCTTCATGAGGATGTTTTGATAGCCCTGAACATCACCGCCCATGGCTGTGGCAATGTCGTTGACGCTCACACCGTACTGTTTCATCAACTCCATCATTTTTTGCGGGTCTTGGCGGTTTTCCAAGAAACCTGCACGGATGGCCGTCAATTCCTTACCACTGTAGTCACGGGAGTACCCTTCAGCCTTAGTGCCGCCACTGGGCTGAAAGTCGGAATAACCACCGCCACCGACCACCACTTGTGAAGAGTCAACGCCGGGTGTACCGGGAGGAGCGCCCACATTGGCGTATCGACGCGCAGAGGCCAGCTCGGCATCACTCACGCCATATTGTTTTTGCGCAGCGGCTAAAGCTTCTGGCGAAGGATTGGTCGCCAAAAACTTGCTTATGCTGTCGTATCGTTGGTAACCGTAATTTTTGGCCGCAGCCAATTCTTGGTTGCTCACGCCGTATTGCTTTTGAGCCGCAACCAACGCCTCTGGCGAGGGGTTGGTTCGCAAGAACTCATTGATGCTGTTGTACCTTGCGTTCTGGTCAACTGTTGGTTTGGTTCCAGCCGTGCTTGCTCCGCCGCCAACTACAGTTCCGGTAGTAGCGCCGGAGTTTGCTTGGCCCTGATTTAGCAACGCCATTAGTTCAGCCATGTCGCTTCCACCCAGACCAGAACCACCCTCATAGGTGGAGCCACGATTGAACGGGTTGTTGATGGCAGCCTGACGCAGCTCTTCCAAGGTCTTCTCGTTGGAGGAAACAACCTCGCCTTTTTCGTTGCGGTACGTTGTACCACCGCCGTAGTTAATGCCGCCCGAGCCGGGACGACGACCCACAGGAGGCGCAGTCAGCATGTTGCTTGTTGCGGTCAGCTTAGGAATCTTGCCTTGGTAGCCTGTGGGGGCTGGTCCAGCATTTGACTTGTTCGCGGCAGCAAACCCTCCTGCCAAGGAGAGCAATCTGGTCCAATCAGTTTTTCCATCTGTGCCTTTAAACAAGTCCAGCAATTTTTGGCCGCCCTGCTTAACAAGGCCCATCAAACCACCGTCGTCGCCAGCAAAGTTGCCTTTACTGTCTACAAACCCGCCTTTTTTGGTGTCATACGTAAAGTCGGTTCCCTTGGAATCCTTGAATGTCAGGTTGCCAGAGTCGTCAAGTTTGTAAAAATTCCCTCGCTCGTCTTGCTGCCAAGTACCAGCACCGCCGCCCGTAGGGGTTGTAGTCGCAGGAGTTGTAGTCTTAGGGGCCGGGGGCGCAACATATTCTGGATTGATGTTGGGCTCTATAACGGGGGGAGGCACGACGACTTCCGTTACGGGGCTTACCGTCTCTGGATCATCAACCCATTCTGTAAGCGGTTCACCGTCGTCATCGTACCCAGTAATAACCCATGGCATATCAGCTCCTTAAAAGCCGCGCAAGTTCGCGGGCTTGTGTAGCGGTATCACCTGCCGGAGGCGCAGACAAGGTGGTTCCAAAAATATTCTCCATCAATTGTACGTCCGCAGAGTTATCCTGACCAGACGACACAACCGTTGGGGCTTGTTGCTGCCCACCGCCAAGAAGCGACATCAGAGCGTTTACATCCACACCCGAGCTGGGTGTTTGCTGTTTGGGTGGCGTTCCGGGCGCTCCCGGCTTTGGTTGCGCGCCCGGAGTTTTAGGACCCCCTGCGCCAGCATTGTTCATGACCTGTTGGCCCGTCAGCGGTGTTTTGCTGTTCTGCATGTAGCTGGTGTCAATCTCCGTACCATCAGGCATTGTCCAGTTTCCTGTGTCGGGGTTGTACTTGTAGTCCTTCATGGAATCAAGGTTTGTTCCAGAGGTCTCGTTGGTCAAATCCCCAAATTTCAAGGCACCGTTTTCGTCGGGGATAAAGTTGCCCGTTATCTCATCGAAGTACCCCGGGGTGTCTGCCGCATAAGTGGGTGGGGCAACGTACCCCTCTCCTCCGGGGGCGAAGTAGCCCTCAATGAAATCTTTAGAGTTGGGGCCATCACCCCCTCCGTCTTTAGACAAGTACCCAGCACCAGCTTTGACGATAGCCATGGGGTTTTCGCTTTGAAGCGCCGTAACCATGCCCACTGCTTGATTAATGTCTTTCATATCAAAACCGGCAACCTCCGACACTCCGGCCAAGTCGGCTCCACCGAGCGCAGCACCTAACAAATTTTTATCTTCCAGCGCCTTGAGTACTGAAGCTGCCTTTTGCACGGTTTGCAGGGTTGCTGCCGTGCTTGCTGATGCGCCAAGCTGTCCAGACAGAGGAATTGCTGCGGCCAAGCCAGACATCAAAGCCTTCTCCCAATCACCCTTGGAGGCTGCATAGGCTGCGTTGGCGGCGGCAATATAAGGGCCAACACCGGGAATAAATGAACCTATAAAAGATGCGGCGGGCCTTGCAAAATCATCCCGAAACTCAACCCAATCACTCCGCTGGTTTGTGGAATAGGGTATTGGTGTTCCGTCCGGGGCAAACTGCAAGCGGTATTCGTTTTTAAACCCATGGTTGGGCATGGTGACAGTTGCACCTGTGGGCTTGTGGTAAAGCTCGTTTTCAAGCGCCGTATATGTGCCGCCGCCCTCGCCTTCATACCCAACAACCTCCTTTTGACGCTGCCCAAGGTCGTACAGTGAATCCGTCCCGGTCTCTGCCAGTCGGAAGGCGGTATCCCAAACTGTGTCAGCCTCGCCAATCTTGCCAGCAGAGGTTGGCACCTTATATTTCTTTTTCTGGTCTTCCAACTCTTGGTGGATGGCAATTACCCGGTCAGCAAACGAGTTGCCTTTCTCGGACTTGCCGCCTTCAAGACCGCCATATGTTTTGCGGATGAAATCGGCAGTTATATCTCCTGACTGAGCTTGATTGGCATATTGGGAATATGCCTCGTCCCATGGGTTTGCCATATCAGACCTTCACTTTCAATACGTTGGACGCCGTGCTGTCCCGATAAATATCACCCACGCGCAGGTTGGCCAAGTCCGCTTGAGTCGGCAGGGTGTCAATGTCAATGTTTAAACTGGCAATGTTAATTGGCTGCACAGCGTTTATCTGCTTGAAGAACAAGTTGAAGATGTTCTGCATCTGGTCCATGAATGCCATGGTGTACTGCTGTGGCGCAGCGGTTGGGCGGGGCGGGGTTACGCGGCTAAACATTCCCATGGCTACCTCGATCCGTCAGCACGCAGGTCAAGGCGAGGAGCGCCAAGCTGCCATGTCACACCAAGGTCGGTGCTTTCCACTTTCACAGACATCTGCCGAGCACGGACCCGCGTGTAAATCTGTCCAGTGAACGCTTCAATTGGCAGCACAGCCGTGCGCGTGATTGGTCGGTTGTTCTCTCCGCCAACTGAAGGGGGGTCGGTATAACCAGAGCCCGAGTTCTTCAGGGGCTGCATGTACATCTGGGCTGTGGGAGCTGCGGCTTCTGATCCACGGAAGGTGATGTCCGGTAGGACGCGCCACAGGAACATAAACTTGTGCCCGTCATCCAGATCAAATTGCGCAGAGGTGATCGTCGCAGCAATTGCAGTTGGCGTGGCTGTGGAGTTGTCATCAACCCCTGACTCATGGTTTACGATGTTGTTCAGGTACGTGGCAGCAATTGGGTAGTCCCGCAAGCCAGAATCCAGCCACGCAGTGCGGGCCATGTCGCCGTAGTACCAGATGTCTTCAAGGTAGTTGTAGATGGCGTACTTATCCACCGCGTCAGAGCCTACCGAGCAGTAGAACCACCAGACCTCATTGAAGCCTTCGTTGGTCCCCGCGAACACCTGTGAGTACTGGTTTTTATCAAGGTCAGAAAAAATGTACTGGCGCAGGTCGCAGCGCAGAGTTTGGACCCGACCGTCATACTTGTAGAACTTGTCCACACCCATCCAAAACGTGACGCCAGAGGCAATCGTGACGGCGTTCTGACTGACGATGGAGGTGTTGTCGCCCAGCAAGGTTGCACCCCAGACAGCAGGTGGCCCAAGGTATTGAAGCGCATACACAGCGTTATCTGTAAACACCACAATCTCTTGGCGCGACTGAATGGCTGTGATGATTTCCGAGCCCCGAGATAGCTGCAAGCTGCCAGCTTGGTTTGTTGCTGCGGGAGTCCAGTTTGCTGCATCCTCTTGGTCAGACCAGCGGATTAGCATTGGGTTTTGTGTGGCGCTTCCAAGATCGTTACAACCAAAGCACAGCACAAAACGACTGACATCCGAGACCAGCAAAAAGTTCTGTACCGTAGGAACATCCGAAGCGCCCCCTATGGTGGTCAAATTGACGGCCCGAGTGCCTGTGCCAGCCGAAGAATCCCAGTAATAAATAGCCCCACCTCTTGGCCCAAAGATTAAGTCTTCACCAAAGTTAAACTGACTCCACAACCGAATAGCCTCCGACGAAGAGGTGCCTGTACCCCATGGGCCAGCGCCCCAGCCGCCAGCGCCCCAGCCAACGAGAGGAACTGCGTACTCGAAGCCCGTATTAATTTGGTATGCAGCCACCACAGATGCGCCGCCACCGGGAGAGCCTGATACGTCCGTAGCGTTGGCCACAGCAGAAACGGTGATGGTGTAGCTGTTTGCATCTATTACGGTGACTTGGTACTCTGCGTTCAGAACGCCCGCCGTGATGTTGCCGCCAAGGCCAACAGCACCACTGAAAGTCACAAAGTCCCCGGTCAAGCAGCCGTGCGCGGTGTCTGTGACGGTGATGACGCTGGAGCTAAGCGTGGCTACAAACGGGTTGTTGTTGATGGTGCTGGATGCACGGATTGGAGTGATGTCGTAGTAGGCTCCACCGTTTTCGATGTAAAACTTAAGATTAGTTCCAACACCCAGCAGGTTGGCCCCACCCAGAGTGATCCAGTTCCACATGGAACGGCATACACCAAGGAAGAAGTTAGCCGAGATGCGCTCCCAGCCGCCAATCTTTTCAGGAGAGCCAGACCGAAAACGCACCTTATCGCAGTCGTACCAGCCAGCCGAATATGCGCCGTTAACCCCAGTTGGGCCGACATTTTCCGACAGATAGCGCGTGTTTTCACGCGAGACTCCGGGGCGAAATAGCAATTTCTTTAGCGGCATGGGCAACCTTTATTTGCTGGCAACGCCTTTGGTTTTCTCAAAAGACCTCATCCCAGCGATGCCCAATATGCCTGATAGTATCACCCAGAGCTGGTCTGCGTCCAGTACCGGAGGGGGCTCCAAACCCGCAGGAATCCAACTTGTAGCCTGCGCCCATTTCCAGCCCCACTGAAACAGCGGGTAGGCCAAGAACTGATAACCCATTGCTGCAACGCCGATCCAGCCAATGGCAGGACGCCAGCCAGACACAAAGATGCTGGAGCTTGCAGCCTCCACCTTGTTGACCTCGATCTGGGCAAGGTCGGTGGCTTGGTCGATGCGCTTTTCCTCAAGGTCGAGCTTGCGCTGCTCAACCTCCATCTCCATCCGCTCTTTATCAGTGGTGATCAGGTCGTCGGCAACCTTGCCAACCGCTTCAATGATTGATCCAACGCCAAGTAAGTTCATTTAAGCCCCTTCAATGTGCGGTTTAACCAGCCCTTTAAGAACTTGACCTGCACCGGGTTTTTGTTGCAAATCTCTACATACCGAGCGATCTTGGTCAAAGCGTACTGCTCCTTAAACCGCTGGCCATCAGGTATTTGGTTTAAACGCTCAACCGTCTTTGCACCGATGCCGCCGTCAGGTGTTGCCCCGACCACAAGCTGCGCCAGCTTTACAGCCATGCTCATGCCTGCGTTTACACCGAAGTTGAAGATGGTGTTGGCTACGTCTTGGTTGTTGATCTCGTTGCCACGCATCTTGTCCCAGAACTCCACACGGTAGAACTCGCGCACCATGGGGGTCAGGGAGCCGCCAAACTCTTTCTTGTCCACCAGCGCCCATCCGGGCCACTGCGGGTTCTTGTTCCGGGCAATACCCGCATAGGTCATGCCCCCGGTGTCGCCGGGAACTTCGTGGAGGACGTAGCCGCCCTCGTCAACCATCATAAGTTCAAAAGCAGGTTCAAACTGTGCCATCGTTTTAGCCTTTCAATTCAAAACTCAGGTTGGTGTGGCGGGGATACTGCACAACGCGCTCCCCTTCAGGACATTTGTATTTGATGGTCGCCAACAGAGTTGCCTTGCCGCTGGCAATCTTTTCTTTTTGCACCATAGTGAGCTGGTATGTAAACGTGTCAATCTCTGGCCCTGCTGGGCCGCTGAACTTGCTTGCAGTGGTGGTTGCCTCATGCACCATACCCGCTGCATCACGGATGCTCGGCGTAAAACTTTCAACAGAGCAGTCATCGCGCTTCTTGATCCGCGCAACCGTGACAGTGATGGGCTGTCCAGCCTCTGCCACGATCTTGAAATTCTCCGGCGACCATTCAATGATGGCCCTGTCAAACACACCAAACTTGTCAGCAAGCGTATAGCTGCCACCTAACGCAGCGACACTGGCGGCGACGGCTCCAATGGCTTTGGTAAGGTCAACCATAAAAACTCCAAATAAAAATGCGGGCGCACCACAGGGCCAGCCCAAGAATGAGGGCTGCGGCAATAAATGCTACAGCCCAGTCTTTCATGGCTGGATTTGCTCTTGTACGGGTTCCACGTAATCAGGGTCGTGGGGCCAAGTGATGTTGCTCATTACAGCCTCAAGGGCTGGCATGTCAGCAGCAGCCATGATAGCGGCAACGTAGCCCTCGGCTGTTGTGCGGATCGACTGCCTCCATGTGTTCCATGCAGGGGCCATTGGCTCACCTGTCTCAGTGGCCTTGACCACCATCCAATCGTTGGGCAAGAGAATGCTGTAAGCCGTAGCGTTGATCTGCGACTTGCAGGTGGCCTTGGTCTGGTCCAAGTCCTTGGGTGTTGAGGTGTAGTTGACCAGCACTTGACCGTCAACCAGCACTGGCGCTTCTTGCGTCACCCAGTAATAGGTGTCAGACGGTGCTTGACCGTAGATCACATCAACCATGCCAATAGCAGCCTTGTCCTCGGGGGTAGACAGGTTGCACCAGTTGGCAGGGTACTGAACCCCGTCAAGCTCAAAGGCTGTACCCTCTGGCACAAGCTGGACGATGGTGTCGTTTTGAACAATTGCAAACATGGTTGGTCCTTAACGTGCGAGAGAGTTGCGAAATGGATTTTCGGCAAAGGCAGCGTAAACGTACGTGCCACCGCTGGCATTAATGGCTGTCTCTCTGGACTTAAATCCATTAGACAGTAAATCAAAGCCTGCTGGCGGGGTGTACCCAACTTCAGCGTTAGAAAGGTTTGGATAAAGTATTTGCGTTGCAGAATTAAATGTATTTCTTGCCGAATCAAAAACGTACCAATCGCTGGTTGTATCCGTGCGTTTTATCATCAACCACCGTGGTCTGAACCCCGTGTAGACGAACGGGCCATCTGTGCTGCCGTTGCCTGTGTAAGAGCCAAAGGCGCTGAACCCTGCAATGGGTGTGAAGCAGTAAGCGACATGGGTAGAAGCCGTGCCTGATCCGCTTGCAGAGCCAATACTGAATACCGTGGAGGTAGGGGCGGTGTTGTTCCAGACGGTAGTTGCAAATGTTTCGGCGTTGGTCTGGTTTAAGTACAAAAAGTACGATGGTGCTGATAAGTTCTTGTGGTAAACAACCCAAATCCCGCTATCGCCTCCAGCATTGCTTCGACTTTTGGCAATAACCATGGCAGGTGCAACGTTCAAGCCATGCCCCACAGTAGCTGCCGCTCCTGTACCCGTGTACGTCACCACACTGAACCCGCTGGTCGTGTTGGCGCTGACTGTGCTGGTGATGGAGCCAGAAGTGTTGGTAACACCTGCGCCGTTGGCTTTCCACTGCCAAGCAACGGCAGTGTAGCCTGATGTAACAACATCGCTTCCACCGCCAGTAAATCCACCACTGTTAAAAGAATCAACAACACCTGATGTTGTGGCTTCTGCGTTTGTGTTGTTGGAGTACAAGACTTTAGAAGTTCCTCGAACCGAGTCAACTAATCTGTTACTTGCAACTTCTGCTCTGGCTTTTTGCCACACCAAATCGGGTTGGAATGACGCAGAGCCAACAGCGTTAGAAATGCTTTGTGCTGAACCCGTGCCCGTGTACAGCGTAGCCGCCATGAAACCCGCACCGTTCTGGATCGTTGAGCTTGGCAGGTTGAACGTGTTGAGCGCAACAAAGCCGCTTGGCGGTGTGTAGGCAAAGGGGCGCTGACCGAAGTTGAATGAACCAGTAGCCGTTCCAAATAAACCAAGTGCTGGAAAATATGGACCGTTTGTTAAACCAGTGTAGGCCGTTCCTTGGCTGACGTTGTTTTTGTAAAAGACCAATGTTCCGTTGTCTGCATCAAAAGCAACGCCAATTACATCGCCATTTGTCCATGACGATCCGTAGGCAACGCCCGCAGCGCCATTGGTGTATTTCTGACCATTGCTTGAAAAATACCCCCAACCATTTGCATCGCCGCCGGGATAGCTTCCAAGATTTGCGGTTGATTTCATTAAAGCCAACATGTGGCCATTGCTGACATCAACAACACTGGTTGCCGTAAATTCCCAATACCATTTGCTGCTACTTAAACCAAATGTGCATCTGTCGCTCAACCACGATGCTGTTGCACGACTGGAATCCAAATTTGCTCCAGTGATAGTCAATCCACCGTTGTCCAGCGGGTTCATTACCGCAAAGTTCGCCGCATTCGGGCTGGTCAGTGTCGGCACATCCGTCATGGAGTCGTAGGTCACTCCCGATGTCAGGCTGATGTTGTTTGTTGTCCAGTTGTTGCTGTTGCCACTGAAGTCGTTGCCCAACGTGGTCGTGCTGGTGGTGTTGGTGAACGGCAGGTAGAACCCGTTTGTGCCGTATGTGCCTGTGTACCGTGCTGGTTGCCATACGCCAGTGACAGCGTTGGTTGAACCAAAGCTGCTGGGTGTCAGGGCTTGACCATCGATGAAGTTGACTTCGGTTAAGTAGCCGTCGAAGTAACGACCAACCGCAACGGTTGCGCCCAAACCGTGAGCGTTCGCTGCGTTCACGTACCAAGTCGAGTTCTGTGTTGGGTATGTTGCGGTTGTCAACGATGTGACTTGCACCCCGTTCACGTAAATCTTCACCCTGTTTGCTGCGGTGGCTTGGGTCGTGTCAAGCGCGACAACCACGTGATACCAAGCGGAAGGGTCACGGTAAACGGGTGTAGTAGTGATACGCGCTGTGTCCGCTCCGCCAGTAACGAACGTAAAGTCAAACACCCCGCTATTTAAGTCAGTGAACCGCAACTCGTTAAAGTTGTTCACATCAGCGCCAGCAGAAAACAAAGCTGAATAGTTGTTGGCAAAAGTGCCGCGCTTAACCCACGCACTCCATGTCCAAGTGCGGCGATTTGAGGCACTTGCAGGTGTTCGATTCAAATACGCAGACGCACTGCTGCGAAACCGCAAACTGCGTTGCAGGTTGTAGGCGCTTGTGCCAGCCGAGAGTACGGGAAAGGTCATGCCACCCCCTGTGAACGGCCTTGCTCATAGAGGTTTGTGCCGTTGCTGCGGAACACAAAGTAGTCTTGTGCCGCTGCCGCAGTAGACAGTGTTGGTGCAACGCCACTAGCCCACTTGAACACGCTGTTCCATGTCAGGGTGTTAGAGCCAGCGTTCTGGATCACAGCCAGTGCGTAGAAACCGCCGTTGACGAGGTTTGTGGGCGCTCCAACGGTCCTGTTGGTTGATACAAAAGTGAAGGTGGCCACTTGGCCCAAAGCTGTGTTCCACGCCACTGTAGCAGCGTCTGTCAGCGTGATGTTGGGGCTGTAGCCTGTACCAGTGACTGAAAAGCTGGCAGAGAAGGATGTGCCGGTGCTAAACGTCTTGTTTGTGACCGTCTGGGTATTGGTCGCAGTCAGGACGTTGGTCGGTGTGATGATGTCTGAAAGTATTGCCATGGCTTACTTCTTATGGAAGTTCGTTGGGCGCAGCAGGTGTAGTCAACAGAGTATTGGCCTCGTCTGTGGTCAAACGGAAGACTTCGGGGAACGCCACATTTGTGGTCATGTTCACGTAGTCGATGGTCTCCTGTGCTTGCAGGTTCACG